ATATGTTATAGAATAGCGGTTGAATAAACATATATATGGAATTGTATACAGACGGTGTATACAAAAATTAGCGAAAAAAAAAAAGAGAAAGTAGAGCAAAGAGAAAATATGGGGAACGGATGTTTGGTTCGCGGAGTTATCCACATAGTTATCCACATATCCACATCGCGACTTGCTAGTGGAATGTTGACATAACCAACTAACTAAGGTCGAAGGTGTGAGTGTGCAACACGATGTTGCACACGGACTAGGGAAGCCAACAAGGAAGTTATGTAAGTGGATTGCTATGGAAAGGTAGTGCACGTACACGGACGTACGTGCACGGGGTGAACGAGGGGCTATGTCGCGCGGGCGACCGGGGTCGGTTTTAAAAAGAGTATATGAGTATATACATACTGATATAATATAAGCCCCTCGTTCTTGATTGTTCCTTTTGCGCACTAATAACCACAAGGATTAAGGTCTTGAAATAAAAACCTATTGCAAAATCCTCCCCCTGCCTTTATAATCAAACCAAAAGGAGGTATCACATGAAGCCCACGATAGTTGTTTCTGAGGACGGAATGTTCTCGAGTCACCCTATGTCAGTTGTAGAGATCTGCAACATCTTCTGTGCAGCCCTTACCGGCGCTGTTCAGGATATACGCCCTAACTATAAAGACGATCCTGATAAGGATAAGATCGACAAAGAGTTGTTCGATTCTCTCAACTATAGTTTCTCTAAGTGTCTGGAACTTACATTCCCCGAGTACGAATTACATCCTGAACTTACGGAAGAAGTACTTGCTAAAGAAGATGCGCTTCTTAGAGAGAAGGTTGCTGCGCTTCCTACGGAAGAAGATGATGGAAAGTAATGAAGAACTTTTCTCGTTGCCCGCGCTGCGGGTCTTTGACAAAGAAAGCTATAGCCATCAATGAAGGTGAGTCTGAGTTCTGGTTAGAATGTACGCGTTGCAATACCTACATCAACACTTACATTCCTCAGCCTCACCAGTTCTCTGTGCATGAAGATGCCCACACCTATGTAGGAAACTTCGGAGGATATGGTACAGGTAAGACCTTGACCTCTCGGCAGGAGTTATACAAACACGTATTTATCACACCCAATGCGAATGTTCTTATTGGAGCGAATGTATCTTCTCAGTATGAACAGACCATTAAGCGAGACATCGAGGCAGACTTACCTAAAGCATTTGTCAAGTACATCTCTACTCAGAAATCCTATATAGATCTTATAAATGGCGCCAGAATCATGTTCAGACCTCTTGATGATGTTGACAAACTCAGGTCTTATAACCTGACTATGTTCATCATCGTCGAGGCATCTGAGGTAGACCCTGAAGCATTTACTCAGTTGAAAACCCGACTGCGTAACCTTAATGCAGCTATTCCTGAGACAGATGCGGATGGAGAAATTGTTTATACAGACCTGGATAATGGGTTGAAAGTACCAAAAATCAAAGGGGATTGGTTAAAAGGTATCATTGAATCCAACCCAGATTCAGGCTGGATTAGGACAGAAGTACTGTATGTATCGGATAAGATATATAAACATGGTACTACCCTGGATGATATTAACGTTCCTGATGAGTATAAAGACACAGCAGTGTCTACACACGTAGCTTCTACTGACTGCAATGCGTTTCTTCCACCTAATTTTATTGATACATTATGTAAAAATAAACCTGGGTGGTGGATCAACAGGTATATCTTTTCCAGTTTTTCATACGCAGAGGGTCTGGTTTACCCTGCTGCCATGCATTGTGTAGTACCCAGATACGACATTCCACAGGAGTGGAAACGTATTGTTGCAGCTGACTACGGTTTAAGCGATGACTTTGTGTACTTATTTGCTGCCATAGATGAACAACATGGTAAGGTTGTTATCTATAAAGAGGCAGTAACTAACAATAAAAACATAGAGGAACTGTCTAAACTGTTCTTCAAAGAGTGTGAAGATATTCCTATAGGTGGGATGTGGTGTGCGCCTATACTAGATCCTAAGTCCGGTGCGAAGCGAGATTATAACAAGAAGACTTTGTATGACCATTTCATGGACTTCGGTATAGCGTTTCAGCCTGGACATATCTCTATTGATGCCAGAATATTCAGAACTAATACGTATCTGGAATCTGGCAAACTGGAGATCATGGACACCTGTACTTATCTGATAGAAGAGCTTAGAGATTACAAGTTCCCTCCAAAGAAGCTTGGGGATTCCTATAGTAAAGCACAGGACAAGCCTATAGATAAGAACAACCATGCGATAAATCCGCTGGAGTGGATATGTATGGCATTGCCAGCAGACCCTGCAAAACTTATGTACGGTTCCTATGACAGGTATGGTAATGATTTGGCACAGTTAGATAATATGAAAGATGAAAATGGGAAGTGGTGTCCTCCGCAGTTGCGCGATGACACACCGCCCACACCTCTATACGAAAGGACTGAGTGGTAATGGTTACTATAATTTCTACTATTATTGTTTGCACTACAGTACTACTGTGTGTTAATATTATTGCAAAGATTCTTAGAGATGTCCTGCTGCCTACACAGCAGCCTGGAATAACAGAGAAGGATCTGGAAGAGGCTTATAAAAATAATTCCAATGCCGCGAACTTTCAGGATGTCGTTGATTTTATCAACAAAGAGTTCATGGGCGTAGACTCGGAGGATAATGATGAGTAAGAAGTCAAATGTAGAACTTCCCGATGGAATTACTATTGAGAAGCTCACAGAATATTTTAATATCGGTAAAGCAGAGTATTCTGCTGCGCAGCGTAGAGCACAGAAGCTGGATGCTACAGATCGCGGAAAGCTTTGGGAAGCTGTACGCGCAGCGTTTCCAAAGTATCAGATACTGCCCGATACCAACTATATATCTTATGTGAAGAATAATATTCTTGCATCTATATACACAGTTGGTAAGTCTGCGCAGCTTTTACCTACATCTGATAAGGATAAGGATATAGTAATGCAGTTGAATATAGCCATGGATAATCTGTGGTCTACACTTGATGTAGCAGGATACCAGATGGCAGCAGGTGAGAGAGCAGCACTTCTCAACTATGGTATTACACAGGTTGGTTGGGATAATAGTATCATAACTGGTACAGGGGATGCGTTCCGTAAAGGTGAGGTTGTTTTAAAGAACGTAGATCCGTTGCGGTTTATGCGTGATCCGTTTGCTAAAGATATTGAAACAGCATCTTGGTGTGTGACCTGGGACAGCTATCACAAGTCCGTGATAATGGATAATCCTAAGTATAAGGATGCTTTCAAAGAATATCTTCAGGATAATAAAGAGACTTCAGATGCTACTGGTGCTATGATTACTATGAACACCGACCATGTATCTAAGTCTGCACAAGGGAAAAAGGGATATTATACAATTTATTCTTACTGGGTAAATAAGGACGGCAAGATTCACGAGATACATCTTGTGAACAATGAATGTGTTCTGCTGTGCAAGCAGGATATAAAGCCAGCTACCTTCCCGTTTGCAGAACTTTACTGCAACCTTCCTGCGGGAGATCTGTTCGGAACCTCAGAGTGTTCTAAGATATTTGCGAATAATCTGGCGTATAATATTATGTCATCTATTATTCTTACCAGCGAATATAAGAATCAGCGTCCTCCGAGATTTGTAAACGGACAGTCTGGTATTAATGTAGCTACGTTTGTTAAGCACGGTAACGACGCTGATAGAACATTTATTGTTCAGGGCGACGCTTCAAAAGCTGTGCATTACCAGCAGTTCCCACAGCCTACACAGCAGGCAGTACAGTCTATGGGCTTCCTGTCCAATGATGTGAAGACGATCACCGGAGTTGATGATAGATACACAGGACGTGATACAGGATCAGTTCTTACTACTGGCGGTATAGAGAATATGCTTGACCAGGTAACTATGATAGATGCTCCAAAGGTAGAGAACTATGAGAGATACTGTAAGAGACTGACATATCTTATCGTGTCTAACTGTTTGAACTTCTCAATGAAGCGCAAGTACTTTACTCAGAACCCTCGTACACTTGAGTGGAAGACAGTAGAAGTAGACTTCCCTAACATAGATGCAGATACGATATTCAGTTACGAACTTACCATCAGCTCAGAGCTTCCTAAGAATAAGTCCAGAATAGAATCTGTGGCAAACCATCTTATGGAAATGCAGATGCAGTATCAGGGACAGGGAATAGATGTAGATATAATCACACCAGAAGAATGGCTTATGATGCAGGATCTCCCGTTGCGTGAATACATGCAGGAGCGTATGGGTGTACAGCGTACGCAGAACTGGGTAAGCCTTGTATCTCAGGCAGTTACACAGTACGCAGGATTAGTAGACCAGGGAGTTAATCCTGAAGAGGCTATCGCTGCTACAGCAGATACTATGGCTAGACAGTCACAGCCCGGAGGAGAAACCGCTGTGCAGGATCAGATGGCACAGATGGAACAGGGCGGTGGAATGTTGCCAATGATGTAAAAAGAAGGTATAATTATAGTGTCTTGGGACTGAGATTCCTTCTTTTCGAGAATACACACTAACATAATGTTGGTGTGTATTTTCATTTTTATGTTGACAAACGCGCTGCACAGTAGTACAGTAACCTTGAAAGGTTATCCATCCTCCCGATAATAGGATGTGTTTGTTGGTGACAGCCGCACCACAAAAGAAAGGAAACGGTTTGTATGAGAGAGTTTTGGAACATCGTCGTCCCAAGTTCCGCGTCTGATGAGGGTGACGAACCAGCAGGAATGGATCAGCTTAATGACTTGCTCGACAAGATGGAAAGCGGAGAAACTCCTGAAACGCCAGCGGGTGATGACACCCAGGGTGAAAAAGATGAGACGCATCCCGAAGGATCAGAAGATTCTAAACCAGCTGCACAGCAGATCACAGCAGAAGATAAACGTAATTATGCGTTTGGTCAGATGCGTACACAGATCAATCAGCTCACAGAGTTGCTTGGCAAGGTTGCTAAAGCTAATGGCGTAGAATATACTGATTCAAAAGATCTGGTAGCGAAACTGAATGATGATACCATCCAGAAGATGGCTCAGAAACAGAACGTTCCCGTAGAACTGCTTCAGGAACTGGACGCTCTCAAGCGAGACAGTGAGCAGCTCAAAGCACAGCAGCGAAGAGATGCTGCTGCAATAGGATTTCAGCAGGTTATGGATACCTATCATTTAACTCAGGATCAGTTGAAAGATTTCGCTGTAGAGTTAGATAATAAGGGTAAGAACCCATTTGAACAGCCTATTGATCTGCTTGCTGAGTATAAGATGATGCATTACGATGACATCTTACAGGCAGCAGTAAAGAGTGCAGTAGAAGAAGCGTTGAAAAAGGACAGTGCGGCTAACCAGTCAAGTTCAACACCAGCTCAGCAGCAGGGTGGTAATGGCGGTGAAAATCAGAAGATTACTACCGTGGCAGGACTCACAGCGTTGCTGAATGGAGTAAAATAGACAAACACAATCTATTATAGGAGGAAAAAACCATGTATCTTAATTCAACAGCAGACATCAATGCAGTTGTAAACTGGGTCAACGATTACGGTGCAGGCATGATTGCCCCCGAAATCTTTTACAGCAAGCAGCTGTTAGACACAATTAGACTTGATGCTAACGAGTATTCTTACTACCGTTACGCAGACGAGATGCCTATACAGGAGAAGGCTGACAAGCTTACTATCCGTAGATGGGCACCGTTACGTGCACATACTGTACCGCTTCAGGAAGGCGTACCGCCCGTATCAGATAAGGGTTCAGTAGAGAAGTATGAAATGCAGGCAGACCAGTATGGTCGTTACATGGAGTTCACTGATAAGGTAGACTTCAAGGTAGTAGATCCTGTAGTTGCACACTACTCAAAGGAATACTCTATAGTAGCTATCGAGACACTCGATCTGTTAGCACAGCACACTCTGCTCACAGTATCTCAGAAGTACTTCGCAGGTGGCGCAGCTAACCACGGTGCACTTAGACTTTGGTCTAAGCCCGAGATCGCAGACCTCAGACTTATCGGACTGTCTCTCAAGAAGCAGCTCGTTAAGCCTCGTTCAAATGGCAAGTTCCATGTTCTTGTATCTCCTGAGTTCGTATATGATATGCTCGATGACGAGTACATCCAGAACTACATGAAGATCAACCAGACCACAGCACAGGTTTATGACAACGGAACACTTATCCCTCTGTTCGGATTCGAGTTCTATGAGGTTATGAACTGCCCTGTAACTTGGACATATAAGAAGGCTGATAACAAGATGTACTTCATCCAGTATCAGATCCTTTCTGCCGTATCTTCAGGCGGCGGATACGTTGCTCCTACGAAGTCTGGCTACACAGTAGAGCAGTTCCCTGATCAGGACTACACAACTGTTACTGCTGATAACACATACTTCGCATACAAGGAAACAGAAAGTACCGCAGCAGCAGCTGCTATTGCAGCAGGATATGAGAACGATTCTCGTACAGGTAAGGCAGCATCTTACATTCCCGCACATACGGATTACGATGCAGGTGCTCTTACACTTCTTGATGAAGGATCAGAAGCTCTCAAGTTCCAGCACACTCTTATCCTTGGTAAGGATGCGCTTGCCAGAACAGGTCTTGCAGGTGAAGGAAACGCTAAGATGTACGTTAAGCCTCTTGGCTCAACAGGCGTACTCGATCCTATCGACCAGCGTCAGTCTATCGGATTCAAGATCAACTCTGTTGGTTTCGGCTCTGTAAGAACTGAGGCAGTTGTAGACTACATCAATGTACCCACACAGCTTAACGTCTAAGCTGCGTGGGTGCTAACCCACGAAAAAAGGAGTACAGTAATGGCAGCAACAAAGAAAACTAAGACTGCGGTTTCTATTGATGACAATGCTACCGTAGTAGACACAGCCGCTTTGAATTCGGCTCTCGAAACAAAGGTAACTGCACGCAGGGCTAACAACTCAAGACTTGTAGACCACTATAAGGGCGAGAAGAAAGTTCCTGTACAGGGTTCACCGATGTACCGTCCGTACTTCGGAAACAATATGCCGATCATCTTAAATGGTATCGCAATATTCGTTCCGCTTGATGGACAGCAGTACGAGATTCCTGAATCATTCGCAGCAATTTTCTTTGATAGGATCTCAAGGATAGACGAGCAGATAAACATGCGTAAGCAGATGGCAGCTATCTCAGATAATATTGAAGCATATGCAGGCGAAAGAAATCTGATTCAGAAGATTTAAGCACAAAGGGGCTGAACAATAGTTCAGCCCTTTTTATTATTGGAGAGGCTTATGTTATTATCACAAGTACAAAAACTTTTCAATGAAGCATTAGCAGGAGAGACATTATCTTATAAAGAGATGCTGCCTCATCTTGACTCTGCTATAGATGGAATTAATGCAAAGCTTAATTCTACATATCCTGTATTTTCAGATATTCCTTATGAGACATCTGAATCTTCTTATGACTTCTTTCCGGACAAGTACATACGTACAGTAGTAATACCAGGCGCAGCGTGGCATTTCTATGTAATGGATGAAGAAGGTTTACAGACAGCTCCGCAGTATCAGCAGGATTTTGAAAATGGTAAGTTCCTTATGCAGCGTGATATGCTGTACAAGATACCAGAAGAATATCAAGACGATGACAATGCAGGTTTCATAGTAGGTGATCCAGAGAGTGACCTCTTTGGTGATAGGGGACTTGTTGTAGATATAGACGTATAGGAGGTTACTTATGCGTTGGGATAAAGATTATAAAAATCCAGAAGTTATAAATGATCCTACTGTCATTCCAGCGTACGGTGTTACTGATGAAGAGCGTGCACGTTGGAACGCTAAGCAGGATGCGTTAGAATATGATGCAGTTCCTACTCCGTTTAGTGATAAGCATCTTATAAGTGGTGCTATATATAATGCACTTGAACAGTATCGTGCAAGCACTACTCAGGCTTGTCAGGACTACTATTGGAGTATAGCAGATGGTCTTGCAGAGACAAGACAGATAGTTATAAGCGCAGCAGAATCTGCTAATGATTCAAAAATAGCAGCAGGAATATCAGAAACCAATGCAGCTTCTAGTGCATCTAATGCTTTCACAAGTGCTAGAAATGCCGCAGAATCTGAACTTAATGCTTCAAATAGCGCTAATAATTCTTCATATTCTGCACAGTACTCTGAATCTTGTTCAAGAGATTCCGAAGCATATGCTGTAGGTACTCGTAATGGTTCTCCTGTAACTGAAGGAGATCCAGCTTATCATCATAATTCTAAATATTTTGCAGATCTCGGAAGAGAAGTTATTAATGATGAGGTTACTTCTGAATATTTTACATGGTCTTCAGATAAATTATCTACTTTACTTTCTGGTAAAGCAGATCTTGAGAATGGTAAAATTCCAGCATCACAGTTACCCAGTTATGTTGATGATGTAAAAGAATATTCCAGTCTTTCAGACTTTCCTGCAACAGGAGAAAGTGATAAAATTTATATAGCTATTGATACTAATAAAGAGTATCGTTGGACAGGTTCTACTTATGCTATAATATCTGAAAGCTTAGCCCTTGGTGAGACTTCATCAACAGCATACGCAGGAAATAAGGGTAAGCAGAATGCTGATAATATTTTAGCGTTGCAGGGACTTGTGACAGGTATACAGGACGTTATTCCTAGCACTGCCACATCTTCTAATAAGCTTGTATCAACCTCAGAAATGGGAACAGCTCTTCAGGGTAAATCTGATACAAGTCATACACACGATGATAGATACTACACAGAAGCAGAAGTAGATTCTGCGCTTTCTGGAAAAGCAGCTGCATCTCATACACATGATGATAGATATTACACAGAAACTGAAATAGATAATAAATTTAACGGTGTAACATTTACTACTTCTAATAATGAGATTTATATTAACTGGTAGGAGGCATTATGGCTGGCACACAGTTATTTAAAAATACCGCTAAAAACGCACATAGACGTAGGTATATGACTGATGAAGATCAGTTTTCTAAAGGCATGCAGTTTACTAATGCGCCTTTAACTGACGGATATGCTAAAGCTATAATTAATTTTGATCTTAAAAATGATGGTACATCATTAGTTCCTCGTGGTGGTTTACATGATGTAGCGAAAAATGTTGCCACTATAGATTCAGATATTACTGCTACGGATTATTTTGTACACCATGCAGATGCCACATACGTGCAGAATAATGATGGTAGCGATGCTGCATTATGTAATTATTTTATATTATGTAAGTCTATCAGCGGTGAGGCTCCTGAACTTTCGTCTGCCAAGCTTATGTTAGAATACGACGGGTCGTATCTTACCGCTGATTACGATACTACTGCACAGGACGGTCTTTCGGGAAGACTTCTCTTAAAACCTCCTGTGACTGCAATGCAAGATCTTGTGATCGAATCTCCTTTCAACCGCGACGGTATTTATGCTTCATTAGAAGGAAATACTTACATTTTGGTTTCAACTGCTACTACGCATAAGCTTGGCAGACTTATAGTAAAGTTTAATTTACAGCGCACAGCATTTACATGGTACGTTGAAGAAGTAACTCCTAGAGAGGTACAGCCTGTGCAGGCTATGAATTATGGATATAATATGCTTAAAGAGCATCCATATACCTTTGCTAATGTATCATCAGCAACAGGTGCTGTGCAGCTTACCGGAGTGCTGCCTTATGATGAGCAGGGAAACTTGCTTCTTACAGCGCGTCCCGGAACACCTATGGTGTTTAAGTTGTACTATAAATATCCTGCTATTGACGTTACTAATGAGGATAAGTATCTTGTACAGTGGGAGATTCAGGACTTAAACAATAGTACCGATGCCGAAGTAATACATAAAGTACGTGGTTCTGAGGAATATACGCCTGGCTCAGACATTACATTGACTTACACCCCATCCTACACTGCATTTTCTATTATAGTTAGATTATATAAAAAGTCTGAGATGGATGCACAGGATGCCGCTTGGGAGAATGATGAAGTACTTCAGAAACTTGTAACTAAAGATGATAACCTTACCCCCAATCAGGTTACAACTCTTGCTTCTTATTATCTTACAAGTAATTCTGATACATCTATGCTTAATGTGGCTCCTGTGGAGTATAACCTCGGAACTGCTACTGGTATGTGTTCATGGCAGCAGCGCTTAGTTATGTGGGGAGTTGAAGGCGCTAAGAGCACATTATTCGTGTCTGAAATAAATGATCCCAGTTACATGCCTTATCCTAATAACTGTGATATATTCAGAACCGATATTATATGTGCTATTCCTTATATGACTTCATTACTTGTGTTTACGACCAATGCTTTATATAAACTTACAATTAATGAAGATGGTTTATCATATACTACAGAGTGTGTACAGGAACGTCTTAATATGACACCTGCTGATACCAATACAGTTATTACTGTACAGAATATGGTGTATTTTAAGTCAGGTAATTACTTCTACATGGTAGTTCCTAATAATTCTTTAAGCGCCAGCAGTAATGTGCAGCTTGCTCCTGTGTCACGTCCGGTTGAGCAGATGTTTGACTCGCTTAAACTTATGTTCTCAAGAATGCTTAATGAAGTGTATGATTTGTCTTATGATGGTTATCATGCACCAATATCATTAGAGCTTATAGATTATAATGTACATCTGGCTAATACACAGATTCGTAATGTATATAAAGTTGCTGTGCGCAGACCGGAGGGCGTTGGAGATAGTAATACTTATTATTTTGATATAAGTGTCAATTATGATACAGTATTACGCGCATGGACTGTATATATGTATCAGACAAACGCTTATAGAGATATTGTATATAAAGCTACTGTCACAGGAGAAAATATATTTGTACATCTGTATATAGACGGAACAACATTTATACATGACATAAAAGCATCTTTAGTACAGCTAGATCCTTTACGTCCTTATGACGATATTTCATTAGATTATTCTAATGAACGTTTATTCGGAAATTGGCAGTTTATAGATACAGGATATAGAGATTTTCAGGAAGACTTAAAGAAACGCTTTAGAGAAGTTCAATTCTGTGTAAATATATTAGATACGCATGTACTTAAATTCAATACAGCATTTGTAGTAGATGATGTAGATAAAGTACCTATGTATAAACATACTGTACAGCAGTGTACAGATAGGCTTGATCCTAATTATGGCGTTATATTTATAGAGCGTGAGTTAGAAGAAAGTATATCTACTCCTGAAGTTTCGCGCTTTAATGACTGGGAGTTTGATACAGCACTATTCCCAGACATTACTGTACACAAAGTGCGGTATAAAGTAAGTGGTAAGGGATATGGTGGTGCTGTCAAGATCCTCAGTAAAAATGAGTTTCCGTTTGAACTCTT